CGATGTATCTGTGATAGTTAATGTCGCATCATCTTTCGTGACGAAGATGTCACCACCGAAGGTTGCGGAGAGGCTACCACTATTATTCTGTAAAACTAATTGATTAATCCAAGAAATCCCTGCATCTGCCACCCCTGCTATTGCAGTTCTAAATCTAACAGCACCGTCAGAAAACATTATTGAATTGGCTTCATCACTTGCGTTTGTACTAATATATTTCCATGTATCCGTAGAACTGGAATGATAAGCATTAGCACTTACCCATGTTTTAGTCCCGTCTGCTTGAGTAGTTTCACTACTTAACCCTGCTGTACCACCAACCTGCAATGCACTAACTGTTGATGTCCATGTGGCGAGGTTTTCGGTTTCGATGCCTACGTTGGCGTTATTAGCTATCGTTAGGGCATCTGTGAATGTTGGAGTTGTGTCAAGTGATGCAAGTGCCCCAACTTTAAACACAAATGTCCCATGAAGCATTGCTATCGCATTTGATTCATCCGTAGATATTGTTTTGAAAGAACCATCATGATATAAATTATTCGTTAGATATAAATGGCGTGATGCCGCAGGTGTTGCATGAGCAAAGAGTGCCGCATTTCCACCAATCTGCAAGGCTCTCCATCCTGATTGCCACACTTCAAGGCTCGCATTGCCTATACCTACATTCGCATCATTCGCTATTGTGAGGGCAGTAGTTAAATTACCTGCCGTGTCTGTATCTACTGAACCTGATGTAATAACATCAAATATATGAGTTCCATTAACTTGTAGGTATCTACTCGCTTGATCCGTTGAAATATATTTGTACAAACCGTCAAAATACATATTCTGTGATAAAATGAGTGCCTTAGATGCCCCTTGAGTAGTTTGGGCAACCAATGAGGCATTACCACCAATCTGTAATGCTGTCCAATCTGTATGCCACGCTTCAAGGCTCGAATTGCCAATGCCTACATTACCATCTGAACTTCCACCCGCTCCACCAAAGAAAACATTGCCACCCCCAAAGGATATATCTGCTGTGCCTTCCTGATCTATTGCAAGAGTATTTAATGCTCCTTCATCATAATTGAATGCAGTAGCACCACCAACAATTATCTTCGCTTGGTCTACTGAAAATTGAAGGTATGTATCTGCATCACCATCATGAGTAAGTTTGTTGGCAATATTTAGATCACCACCAATAGAGATAACACTATTAATTGTATCAACAGTAAATACATCGTCAGCATCACCATCTTTTCTTATCAATAGTGCTTCAGCATTATCAGTATCAATCAATAATGTGCCCTGAATTACTTCGTCTATAGCTATGGAAGATGATCCTGATATAGCAAGATCACCATCACTATTAATGCTAGCAACTTCGGCATCATCAGAATCTGTGATGCTTAATTTTTCAACACCAGCATTATCACCCAGCTTAATTGTAGCCGTTCCACTATCAGGCTCCCAGACATCAAATTGAGCTGAACCGACTATGTTTATTTTCAATGCATCGCTTGAGCTTTCCCAGATGGCATTCAAGATGTCTTGACTGGATGGAACTACTGATACACCGATGGTGCTATTTACCAGTACATCATTTAATATTTCTTGTATGCTTGCTTGTAATGCCATGGAAATTAATCCTTATTTAAAAATTTTCTATGCACTTCAATAATTGAGCTTTATTCATACTATTATCATATGGAACATCTTTCTTGTCCATATAATCTTTTAGTCTAGCAACTGTCCATCCCATTGATGGGAGTTCACCATCAGATACATCTTCATTGGTGTTATCTGGTACTGGAATGTCTTTCTCTATGGCTGGCACTTCATCTGTTGATTCTGTGGCATCTCCCACCTCAGGCTCTGGTGTGGCTAGAGATCTCTGTTGTTTTTCTATTGCTATGCCGGCCACCTTTGTTTCATACTCTCCTTTTTTCAACATTTTGAATACCTTTGGAAAATCGATGTTTAATCGTTTGGCTTCATCATCATCTGCTTCAAAAAAGCAAGTCTCAGGATGATCTGTATTACAAGTGATCTGACCATTTTGGTAATTTTTCTGAAGATTTGGAATCCCTAGAAATTGCATATATTTCATTTTAATATCCTTTTAAGATTAAAAAATATTGACAGGGAATTACTTTGTAGCACTAGTCCCTGTCAATAGTTAGTTATTTATTTATGATGCTTCAGCCAATTTTCTGATCCATAGGACAATCAGTTTATCACCAGTTGTAGCAACACTACACTGAATATTACCATCAGAAGTAATAGATGTTGTTGATGTCCTATCTGTTGGAATTCCAGTAGTGGTTGCAATTTCTATTACTGACCATAATTTATCAGTGGTCAATATGCCTGTTACAGCCATGTTGGTATCTGCTCCTGCCCCAGCAACTGTTGCTGATCTAAAAGCCTTTGTGTTCATTTCATTTAAGACAAAATCTGCCATGATGCTCTCTTTTCTTTATTTTTAAAAATTAAACTAGACAAGCACGTGATGAATCGTGCTTGCCTAGCACGCCATACATAACCAAGGAGGAGATTATGTTGTCAAATTGTATCCGACTACAGCCACAGCTTCATCAGATGCCATTGTGAATAGTGATGTGAAATCCACTCTTCTGGAAACAACAACTTGAGTCTGCTGTGTAGCAATATCACGGTCACTTTCCGCAATGGGTGATCCTTTATCAGCACCCCAGAATCCACGCCTGTTTACTAGCAGGATATTAGATTTTGTCTCAGTGACACCATCCTGATATCCAGTAGCATTCAGATCCTGTTTCATCCATTCAGATACGATAATTGGAGCACCATCAACCTTTGCCAATTCACCTTTTAGGACAGTTGCATTTGGCCCGAATTTATCCAGTGTCTCAACCTGAGTCAAAGACAGCATCTGAATAAATGCAGAGATCCCAGCAATCCAAGCAAGTTCATTAGGCATAACACCATATTTGCCCATGCCTTTTCTCATGGTACGCAATTTGGTTACAGACAAAGTAGAGATGTCTGTGGCACCAGATCCTGTAGGTGCGGCACCTGTGGCTGTCCCACCTTCTGAGCGCAATCCATCATAGGATCTATTAATATCACTTGAAGTAGTCACATCACTATCAAAGTGAGTTGCTGTCTCATCACCATTGATAATAGAATCATCAGATGCCGATGCTATCGCATAAGCCAATTCATCCAGCACAATAGGCATCATTGCAACAATACCATCTTCATCCATTTCGTCAGAAAATAACATTCTCACAGCATGCTTGATAGCAGTGAATGTTTTCTTGGCTGAAGTTAAATTCCTTGTAGAAATTTTCGTGCCTGTATCATCAGTGTTCTCACCCATCAAGTAGGCACGCACCGCTGAAGATTGTAATGGAATATCAAATGAGCCTGATCTGTTAGGCAAAGTTACTCTAGGAAACAATGCTGAAACTTTCAATTCAAGATTGATACGATCAATAAACTGGCCGGACATCTGAGTTGTTACCCAGCTAGAATTCGCTGTGGTGTCCATAGCTTTCAAATGACTACGCAGATCTGGCAATCGACGCAATTCATAATCCATCAGTTTGTAAGTCTCTGAATTGACTATTGAATTGGCAAATTTCGCTTCATCAAATCCGTGCTTTCTGGTAGCATTATAAACACCCCAGATCATTAACATGTCATTCATTTTCATGACATCAGAAGGTAGCATGTAGCCGTCACCCATAGACTTGTATCCAGTAGGTGTCCACTCAGTGTTTGTGCGATACATGGCCTTGCCTATAGGATCACCGTTGCCATATCCCCAGACATTGGCCACTCTTGCCTGCTTCTCAGTAATTTCCTTACCTACACCGCCAATAGAGTCCCAGACTTCCATCTGTTTCTCCTCTTCAACTTCTGTAAGTTTCTCAACTTTAGCGGTCAACAGATCCTGAGCTGTTTTCATGCCTGTTAGTGCCATAGTAAGATCTTCTGTTGCTTTTGTTTGCTTTTCCTTTTGCTCTGACACAGACTCAGCAACACCTGTTACGGCATCACTGATTTGAGCAAGGATGGCTGGCAACTGTTTTTCATCCAGTAAATTTGGATTAATAACTTTTACATTTTCCATTTCAGTTTTCCTCTGTGTTTCTAATTATGAGCATTTTATGCTTCTGGATTTATTAAATTATTAAGACTTGTGACATCATCACAGATCTTATTGAGAATGTCCATATCCACTTCAATACTTTTGACTGGCTCTGTATCCTCATTTGCTTCTAGTAAAATTTCAAGTGCTTCCATTCCTGATTTCATTCCTTGGATAGCACTCTTGATGATTGTTTTATTCTTTTTACTCAAAACAGCACCAGCCTTTGCGTGGAATGATTCTATGTCTTCCAATGCCTTGATATATCGTTCTCTGTCTTCAGCATCCGGCTCGATAGCTTTAAACACTTCATCATATCCATCAACATTATATCCGGCTGATTTAGCACAAAGCATTAATTCATCAAACTCTCTGCGTGCTGTTGCCGATGCTAATGCTGGGATAGGTACTATTGAAAATTCTAAAAGTTCTGATTTAGTATGAGTACGGCCTGTTTGTTTTGGCAGTACCGGATCAGTGGATATTTCAACAACACTGAATCCGATGGAGCCAGCATTCAGGAATCCATTACGCACTTTGTCGGCAACCATAATGGCAAAGGCATCACCAGAATCCTCATCAAAGATAACATCAGCATCAATATACTTATCCGTTTGCTCAATTGTTTCAATATCAATCTTCCCTATGGGCATCATTCCCTGTTGAGAATATCCGTGCCCAAATAGTACAATAGGATTTTTCTTGAAATTATCAAGCCCCATTCCACTAGACTCTACCACTTCACCATGTCTGTCAACTTTTCTCTCTGTCAATCTAAACTTTACTGATCCATTATCATTGATTTTTGTAACTACTGCTATGCCTGTAGATTTTTCCATTTGTTAAAGTCCTTTTTTCTTAGTTGGAATGGTGAAACACCTTTCATTGATATCTGATGGGAATGCTGGGTCACCGGAATATCCGGCACCGACAGGAAATGGTTGCCCAACTTTCCTGATTGCTCCACCTGAAGCACTATGGGAATCCCTCACAGCATCATCTCCCTGTGTAACCCATCGATTGTATTTGACTTTCATTTGCTTCATGGAAGTCATCCGGCCAAAGTTTCCTGATCTCACAGTTTCTGTTCGGGCAATCCTTGTGGATCTCATTTCTTTATTGTTATTAAAATAGTCTTTTATCAATCCCTGAGTTTGGGCAATAGATAGTCCTTCATCAATAGCTGTAGCAAGGATCTGATTCACTTCCTTATATGTAGTGCCATTAACCAATTCAGCATATTTATGTGTTCGGGCTTGGACATGCCTTACTGCTGAAGGATCAGTGGAATTAAATACTCCACCCAATTCCTCAGACATCTGCCCACCGGCAAATTCAAATGAACCAAATATAAATGGCTCACCGGCATCCTCGAATTTTTGTACCCATTTCTCTTGATTGATATTCACTGTTGCTGGATCATATTTTATTATCTTAAAAGCATTTAGATTTGAAACAACCTCATTACGCTGTTGATTGAATAATGCTATTAATTTCTTTGAAAACTTTCCTACAAACTTATTTTCAATTTGAGCAATAACTGATCCTGCTTTAATGATATGAACAGAATCATCAGCATCATTCATTAGTTTAGATACAACACCCAGTGTTGCTACAAGATCTGCTGATACATTGTTGCCTTGATGGCTGGCAATATATTCTTTGATACTTTTACCTAACTGGATATGTTTCTCATCATCTACAACCACTTCTGTTGTTCCTATAGGCATTACATTGGCTGGCAGATACATTAAATCCATAGCTGGATTATCATCACGTGGGAGTTTCAATACGAATTCTCTTATATCATTAGGAGATACCCCACCATCCTTGAAAGCAGTATTATATCTTTTCATGAGCTCATTCCGGTCTTGCTGTAGCTCAACAATCTCAGAAACATCAAATCCAAATAAAATTTTCTCATTCGGAGTTAATAGTGGCATCATGAATTTCTGCATTATAGCAGAGATCTTAACTATTTTTGGCAGTAGAGTTTCAGTCCATAATAATTTAGCTTGGACATCAGCATTCGCAAGCACTGAGGCATCAGAAAAGTCCATCAAGTATATTGGTGGTACTCCATAGACTTCTCGCACAGTATCCTTAGTCCATTTACGCTGTTCAATATATTGCATATCCTCTGCTGAAAATCCTACTCTATCCCATTTCATGCCGTGATCAAGAAAGATAACTTTGCCAGCATTCAATGCTCCAACATATTTCTTAGCAAACTCACCTTGGTATCTTGCCCATTGATGATCTCCTAGTCCCTGATCTGTAGAGACAACACCGGAAGGTCTGCTGTTATTTTTTAATGTACTATCATTAACAGCCATTGCTTTTAGATCTAATTTAATATCCCCAAATGATGCTCTCATCGGGGATAGGCCTCTGTAGTCAGAAGTGGGATGGAAGTATCTTAAATACAATATGTTTTCAGCAGGAATCTTTATTCTTTTAGATCCATTTGTAAATTCATAGTGATCAATTTGTTTTGTGGCTGAAGGGAAGATCTTCATTTTATCCGGCCTTAAAGGAATTAAGCAAACCAGCTTAGATCCCTCAAAGATTTTCAATACAAATGATTCACCAGTCATATCTAAATAGCCTATGACTGCTTCCCAGAAATCATATACTGTCTGCCATGGATTGGGATTTTTAAAGATCTCAAATGCTGGATCATCAGTCAATATAGTTTCCTCTTGATCATCATTCTTTGTATAGATCTTCACTGGCACTGAGGCAAATTTATTAGATATAACTGATATACATTTGTGTACTGTAGATTGGATTTGATAAATATTCTGATAATCCATAGAATGCTCATCAGGCATAACACCATATTGATCCATAGGATTATATGTTATATTGCTGAACTGTCCATTCTCATTGGCTTTCATGTCAATACCTTGAGCCTGTAAAGCAGTATTGATTATTGATAATATATTCATTAATATAATCCACCAAGGTAACTAGCCATTGTAACAAGACTGAACCAGATAGTAATAAATACAGACATGATAATAAAAAAAGACATTAATCCATATCCATAATAGACCTGTAATTTAAGTACCCATGAGGCATCCCCAACTTTATTATGAGGTGTTATGATAGAAATGGAGATACACCATACAGCAAATATAAAAAATAAAGTCACCAAGCACGTGAATATTACATTTATCATCATCCTGTCGCCATCCTTAATTTAGCACCAAGTATAACTCGATTGATTAAACATTCCAAAGCATCTGGGGCATCCTTATATGGGTGGAAAGGATACTGCCATAGTTGATTCATTAAGTCCATATAATTCCCTTCAGCAGACTCCCAATCCATCCTGAACAAAACTTGATGATTTGTGTATGTGGGCTCACTACCTTCTATCCTTGAGTCTTTATTCTTTGTATTTGTAATAGGCTGTACAGGCACGATGATAGGATGGAAATCAGGATCTGGTTTGCCATCCTTCAATTTACCATCACCCATGATCAATCTTGTCATCTCTCTGGCCATAGCATCTATGCCGTCAATGAATAAAGATTGCTGAGCATTGTCCTCACATCCAAAAGACACATATTTATGCCGGATCTGCTTACCCACTATCAACTTATATGATTGTGTAGGTCTGCGCACTGCAATCTCTGTATCTGTTATCAGGATCTTACCGGCATACATTCCCTCAAACATATAGTATCCGGTGATGATTGGTGCTTGGCATCCTTTCTTATTCTTACCCATAGCAGGATCACAATATCCATAAGCAACACCTTGGGTAGAATCAAAATATTTCATATCAAAGTATCCGCAATTAGCAGGCAAGAATAATTGATTCTCTTTTGATAATGGCTCCAGATCATACTGAGCTGAATATGATACAATCCCTTTCTTGGCTAGCAGATCTGCTAAAATTTTCTCTGTATATCGCTTTGGGAATCTCAATGTGCCATCTTTTTTTCTTACTGGCTTAACAGATACTTTGAATGGCTTTAGGCCTTGCTTAATCAATTTGGGATTCATTTTCTTTTCAATGTAATAATATATATCCTGAGGATGCCACCGTGTCCCTGTTACATGGATCTTCCCACCTGGATTTAATAGATCAAATATGTCTTGGAAAGTCAATTGAGTTTTAAGTCTTTCAGCATCAGAATCTCTATCATCTTCATCAGCAATATCATCTAGGAAAATCAGGTCATAGTGCTGGGATGTTACTTTTGTTTCTTTCCCAACAGCATCAATTGTTCCAGTCTTGTTGGCTGTATCTGTTCTACACCCTAGTATTATAGAGTTGGCCTGCCATCGTGTAGATCCAGTGTACCAATCACCACAGAAGTATCTCAATCTGGCATTCTTTCTTATCTGTGCTTTAATCTCTGATAATACTTTATATGCATTAGTCGCACTGTTCATCATTATTAATATTGAAATATTAGGATTTTTAATGATATGAGCAATAGCCCCAGACACTGTTCTGGTTGTTGTCTTGTAAGATCCTCTGGGATCTAATTCCATAGTGGATTCATCACCCATTACGCTGTCCATCATCGGTCTGTTCATATCTTCAAGTAATAATGAATATTTCAAAATGACTTTTGCTATGTAGAATGGATCTTTATCAATGAGGTATTTTACTGCCGTCTCAAATTTGGATGTCTGGTCAGAATGTAATAGGCTATATATCTCATCAGCAGTGAATTCTAAATTATTAGGGATGATATAATCCTCAAGGTTGTCACCTTTGATCATATTCCTATTCTTGGGCAATGGTGCTTGTATGACTGGTATAAAGTTTGGTGGGACAGATATGGTTCTATGTCGTGCCAATTTCTCTGCCTCTTTCAGATACTGATAGAGGATCATCAGCCATATTATCTCTAGCCAATGCCAAGCGCATTGCTGTGGTGACATTTTTCAAGTCATGTAAATCATTTGTATGGAGATGCTCAATTTGCCCTTCGACTTTCAATGTCATCTGCTCATTATAACCGAAGGCAGTTTTCAAATGGAATAATAAAGCACCAAGGTTGTGGTCATCGAAAATGTGCCAATCCAATTTATCCTGTAGCTTTAAATGCAATTTGCCTTTGGCTAGTTCAACTTCATTTTTAAAATCAGGATTTTCTTTGACCCATGAGGCAAATGTTGTAGGAGTTATACCGATGGCATAGGATGCTTGACTGTAGGATGCTCCTCTGCTTATTAATCTTACTGCAATTTCACGCTTGGTGGTATTAATTTTTTCTTTCTCAAACGCATCAAATTTGCGTGGTTGTAATTCGATAACTCCATTCTTTTTAAGAGTTACGGCAAATGATTCGTCAGTTGCAAACTGGTTGAGTATACGCTCAGTATCATCTTTTCGATCATATTTCTTTCCATTTCCGTTGCTTCCCGACATGACCACCTTATTTAAATTACGCTGTAATTTATAATAGGTCACCCTATACTTCAAAGGAAAATATTAATCTCGCACACGCAATGGCCTCATCATGGAAGGATCACACCTACACCCATATCTATACACAATACCACAATTTGAATCTTTTCCACCATATTCTAAACACAATAATATCAAAAAGGGCAGTTTTCACTGCCCCTTAAAAAATTACTACCATGATAATATTGGACTTACATTTATTAAAAAAAAATATAACCCTTATATAATAATAATTTAATTTAATTTATATATATATATATACTCTATCATTAAAAATATTCTATTTGTATAAAAAAAATTGCAACTTACTATAGCTTTATTTGAGAAATCTTTTTTATCACCCTTCCACACTAATAAAAACAATCACTTACATTTTCTCATTCGCACACTTTTGATATTATCCACTTTTGGAATTTACAATAATTATATATTTTATTCCACCGGCCATTATCCGCCTTAAAAAATATTAACTATGTAAATCGAGTTTCTGGCAGTTTTCAGGCCTACCAGAATATCATTTTAAAATTAAGTTTAACAATATCAACACCCATGCCATTGATATTCTCATATTTGAAAACTCACAATTCCTTGAATTCTCTTTCCAAATTCTCAATATCATTGTTTATTCCGGCTATTTTACTTTTTAAAATATTTTTAATAACACCCAAATATTCAGAGTGTTTGTCTTTGCTGACCTTTTACGCATCCGATACAGTTATTATTATTATATCCAAGTTTGTACATCATCGGAATTTCTATCCCTGCTCGGTCGATAATAGCCAAACAATTTTCTTTACTTAAATCATTATCAATCAATGGCGTTGAAATATTTATTTCTGGGTTATTTTCTTTGAATCTGGTTATCCTTTTACGCTCTGAATTATCAAACCCCCAAACCGGGGTGTCGTTGTAGTATTAAAATAATTCTTGCTGTGATATTGCTGTTTCATATCGTTTCATTCCTGCTTCGAAGTAGTCCGGATCGATTTCGCATCCTGTGAGGTCGAATTTTTCTTTATGGCAGGCAATAGCGATAGACATTGAGCCGAGATGTGTATCGAGTATTTTATCGCCTGGTTTGGCGTAATTTTGTAAGAGCCATTGATATAATTTTACGGGTTTTTGAGTGGGATGCATTCGGTGGTCTGAATTGTAGAAGCATTGGAAAATATTTGCATTATATCTTAAACTCGACCAAGCATATTCGCATCTCGCAAACTGGTTGTTCATGAACTGTTTTTTATCCCAAATCACAAAATGTTTATTGATAGGTAAATCAAAATAATTCCCGCCCCAAACGATTTGATTTTTACTCACTCTGAATAATTCTGTAAAATACTCTTTGTCTGGCTTGAAATTCCAATTTTTATCTAAAGTGGTGTTTCGGCCTTTTATAGTCCCATCCCCATACGGCGGATCGACTATAGCTAAATCGAAGTAGTTGTCGGGGTATCGAGCCATTAGGGTCATGTTGTCCTCACAGGTCGCATCGAATCTCATCCCACCTCACCAACCTGCCATACTCGGATGACTCCATATCGTGGAGGTATCCCTCTCCATTCATGATCATTACAATCACGGGCAAAGGCAATGCCTCCTTCATTTACAGCATATATATTTTTGGGGCATGTTTGATCTTCAATAACAGGCATTGATAATGCTACAATTGTAACAGCCATTATCATCCCAACTAAAACACCCAGACCAAATCTTAAGTCTTTGCTCATACTCATTTCCTATCTGAAATTTCTTGATGTTGACTTGTAATCCACTTATCAAGTGTATTTAATATTTCCAGCTTTTTTTCATCACTTAATTTTTGATACTCTGCTGTGATTCTAAACACTTCAGGTATATCACTATTTGACATCTCATTCTCCTTTTGATTTACTATAGGGCTGGATAGTGTCGCTTCCATCCAGCCCCAATGACACATTTTTATAGGTTTGAGTTAATTCTCCAATTTACTTGATGTCCATAGGCATCTTATCTCCTTGTTTCACTCCGGTATCTCCATCCATTTGATAATTTGTTTTGTCAGATATTGACCATCGCTACCAAACCAGAAACCATTTTCATTATATTTTGTAGTTTGGTAGCCTATCCCAACTTTTGCCAAAATAACTTGCCCATGCTCAGGCAACTTATCAGCAGGATTATGCCATCGTGGGAAATTCTTATCAATCCATTTAAAAAATGAATGATTTTTAAGCCACCATTCCCCAACATCACCAGTGTCTTTTTCAAATCTTTCAATTAGATCCCTCATCCCTCAACCCCTTCCGGTGGTATTATATGTTTCCAGTAGCAAGGATTATCAAAGATACTGCCATCATTATTTTTAAACAGTTCAGTATCTTTGATTCTTGAGGCTACTTCCCAATAACTCACTGTCTTCCCTTCACCACAAACAGTTTGGCATGTTAAGACTTCTATATCAGGCCTTGGCCTGCTATCTGGGAATTTATGCCATTGGTTTGAATCATTATTCACCACCCAATTCCCTTCCTTTTCGAGCCACAGTGCATAGGCTTTGTAATTTTGAGACCATACCATCCCAGTAGCTTCAAAATATTTATCCCTCTGAGTTTTAAAGTCAAACTTTGTTTCCATGCCTTTCTTGAAATGATTTTTAATGAAGTCAGCACCAAGCAGAACAGCTTTAATAAATATGCTTTTTAATGGGTATTTTAATGCTGGTGCTGTATTTTTATATATTTTTGTAAATTCCTTTCCAGCATATCCTTTTATCTCATCCCTGCTGGGATATGTGATTTGTACTTTCATTATAACTTATCCATGAATTCTTGAAGTTCTCTTTTTGAATAAGAGATTTTTTCTTCAAGCTGTTTTATTTTATCCTGAGGATTTCTTATTTCAAAATTCGCAACCCCCCATACATATTTTCCATTTCTCTGCAATGCTTCAAGTTCTTCAGGCTTAAACCATATATCTTGATAATCACATCTGATCCAAAACCCCAATGTTTTAGCCTTATCAATCATTTCTTGTATTTTTGGTTCAGGCATTTCAATCTCCTTCACTTATATTACTCAACATTAAAACAAATTGTTTGTTTGTCTCTAAACTATTTTCAATATGTAATAGGAATGCTTTTAAAGCTACTTTCATTTCAGTAATATAATCCACCACAGCATCATCTACTACATGCTTATTGCCTTTGATGTATATTGTTTTCATTTCAATATATCCATAATCTTGGCATGCTGTGCATTGGTAACTTCCTGCTCCTTGCCATCAATAATAATTTTTCTGATAAATAGGATTTCAGCCATATCATTGGTACTGGTGAATCTTTTAATAATTGTAGATCCGTCATCCATCAAAAAAGCCCCTGATCCATCAGGGCATATTCTTATTTTCCAACCCATTTCATACAATCGCTTTTTGACTCTATCGAACAGATTCACATTCACTTCAGCATGCTGATCTTCCAGCCTTTTGATAGTTTCATCACTACATGTATGGTGCTGTAGAAAATCTTCAATATTTTCAAATATGCATTTATCCATGTGACCCATAAATTCACCATGATCCCACACAGCAAAAGATCCTTTTTTGATTCTGTCTGTATTTATTATTATCATTTCAATATCTCCTTGCAGAGTTGTTGTATAATGCCATTGATTCTTTTATCATATATGCCACCATTTACAAAATAAGAAAACCCATCCTCAGTCACCAGTGGTTTGTGGAATTGTTTTTGATAATCTCTTAAATAACTATCAAATTCTTTTTCAGTACAATTAGATGTATATTGCATCCCACTACCACCAATATATTTCAGTCCTCTAATTTCACACCATTCCTTGAATGATTTAACTTCAGGCAAAAATTCCTTTTCATAAGATATAACATAATTATCAAAGCCATTTCCATCAAGCATTACAGCACTCATTATTCCAGTAGGATTATCAGTGATCCACCGTAGCTTTCTGACCTTACACCAATCAGGGATAGTCTTATGAATATCACTATTAAATGGCTCCCAGTGTGGTGTCCATCCTACATGATGACCATGCCATACTTCTCGCTTTGTTCCATCTTCATCCCCAATAATCTCCTGCACCATTGCTTCTGCTTCTGTGATAGATGCTGATGAAACCAGTTGACTTAACAGATCAACTATTTGTCTTGCTTTACTCATCTGAAAACTCCATTACTTGGGTAACATTACCATCCGGCGGTGTTACTAGGGTTTTATGTACTTGTATCAATCCACCAAGAGTCCAATCACATCCTCTGCCTTCTGCCCATCGGCCTATACATGAATAAAAGAATTTGTCCTGTGGATTTTTAATCCCAGCATCAATAAATTCTCCTAGTGTTTGACTCTCTTCACAGCAGGGACATTTAAATTTCCACTGCTTAATATCCTCACCAAATAATTCTATGGCCTTTGCTCTCCACTGATCTAATGTGTATTCTTTCATCATATCAAGGCCTTCTTGCTTTTCTTAACATACTTTTTCACCACTTTACATTCCCTCATGAGGATGGTTTTATCATCCTCTTTCTTTTTACCTACTTGGGCAGTGATAATTTGAAATCCTGCTTCCAGCAATTCATTGACTAGCTTGGCTTGATTATCCTCATCGAGTCTTTCAAAATCATCAATAAACCTGACCTTTAAATCAGGATTCATAGACATATGTAACTTTGCCACAATGATTTCCAGCTCTCCCTTGCTGAAATACTTATCTTGTATAGGTCTGCCATTTAGTAACAATCCACCATTGCCAGACACAGTAAGGCCATCAAACCCAAAGTCAAAGGCCTTGATGTATTTGATCTTTTCAGCATCAACTTCCTTTTGCTTTGCTTTGTTGTAAGCTAGATTTTTATTTATAGTATCCTGATTGGTTTTATTATTCATCCACTGGTTGTAGGCATCAGCTTTTCTGTTTGTTTCCTCAGCATCTTCAAATGCTTGATCAATTTTAGATCCGTCTTTTAATTCTTCAGGTTTGGGTTTTGCATTAAGAATTACCATGCCTTTAGCAATGCGGTCATGTAATGCTTTTTTTTGCTCTCGCAGATCCTCAATTCTGGATTCAGTATTTTCAATATCACGCTGTCTATCATGCTGAATCTGATTAAATTCAGAGATCTCCCTGCCTTGTTTACGCAATTTTTCAACATCAACATGCTCAATATTATCCGGCTCTTCACCAATATCACCCATGTCTTTGAGTTTACGATTAAAATATGTGAAATCAGATTTGTACATTTTAGTATCAGCATCAAATGTGCTGGTATCAATCCCCAGACTTTGTGCTTGCGCTCTAGGATCTAAAGCACAGAAATGTTTAGCAGATACAAATACAGTATCAAACAAAGTATCCAGCCACAATGGGTCAATTTCGCCCTCTATAGGTTTGAATGTAATGTGGTTGCCCTGCTTTGTGATATGATTTTTAATAAGTACCTTCAGGTGCTTTTGCTCATCTTCCAGCAGGATCTCTATGTCTGCCGATGGCTTTTGAGATCCAATGAATCTGTATCTTTCACCGATGAGTTGTCCATCTTTATTCTTTTCAGCAATGCCTTTGAAACATGCCCATATGGATATGAGTCCAACAGTAGTTTTGCCAGATCCATTTACACCTACTAATTTGGTGATGTCTTTGTTAAATTCTATCTCAAAATCTACAAACTTGTGTAGATTATTTATTTTTACTTGCTTGATTTTCAATTACTTTCTCCTTGTAATGTATTGTTGCTTTTCTAAATTCAATATGTGTCCAGCCATATAATCCCCACTCACGTGCTGTAGGATATTTTTCTCTAGCTGGGATGATACTGCCATTGATATTCTGCTCTTTAATAGTCCTTATGATTATGACTTCATAATGGACACCAGTAGTCCCATCGATAGGCTCACGCTCATATAATGCAACATTCCCATCTCTTGAAAGTTGGGTATGTTTAAATTGCTTTCTTATGAAACTTTTTTGTAAGGCAGGACAGCCACCCAGAGATGATGGATGACTGCCCTTTTTTGTCTGGTTAAGAGACATTGTGATTTTTCAAAAAGGATCTGATAGATGAATCAGTGGTGTTAAGAATATCTCTTGTCTTATTAAGATATTCAATATTGATATCATTATATGCTATCACAGTACATTTATCTTTAAAACATTTGATAGCATCACCGCCATCCTGCTGGATAGTAAATTTGTGTCTGGAATCTCCAATGATCCGGCCTACAATATAAGTCCTCTCATTGGGTAGCACAACAATAAATTTCTTTTTGCTTTTGATTAATTTTTTCATACTGCGTTTGTCCTTATATTTTGATATGTAATTAAGCTATGATCAGTGATATGCTGATACATCATGCCACCACTCTTTTGTTGTTTGGTGTGCCTTATTTGGGTCAATTGTAATTCTGCACCACATCCATCACAAGTGTAGAGATACAGTGGCTTTTGCCTTCTGTAATCAGGATATAATCTTTTGAATTCTGCAGTTCCAAGTTTCAATTTATTATATTCACCACCGGCAAATTTCATTAAATTCTGGAATCCCTCACCATGATCAGAATGGCCGTCAGTCCAGTATTGTACCGCATGGCACACTTCATGTAGCACAGTAGTCTTGATAAAATTATCTATATTACAAAATGCTAATCTTTCATTATATCTTATTTCAAAATGTGTCTCCGGCCATGTCATGAAACTTACGCATCCGGCTCTAATATCTGTAACAAGTTCATTACCTATATGCCCTGCTTTAAAAAATTCAGGCAATTCTTTCTCATAGGTATCTGTGTTGAAATATTCCCTGAACATTTCCCAGTAATTTTCTGTGGCGTGGATCAATTGAGTTTTTGTAGTCATGCTCATTTCTCCTGAGTAATATTAAATATTCTTTGGAGTTGATCAGCATCCAATGTGTACATTTTAAAATGGGTCAATCGGGCAACCAATTTCTTTTTCAACATTTCCAACACTACTTTTTTTCTCAATTCCGGTGTTGCTTCATATATAAATGCTCCATATATGAAGTCATCCCCAACAGCCCTTCCTGTTAATCTGTTGAATCTGTAGCCTGAAGATTTGATGACTATCATTGTTTTTGTTACCTTATAAACTTCAGTAATTTCCCTGCCAACTCTAGTGCTGAGGATAACCTCATCCCCAGCACCAAGGCCTTCTAGCCATGTTGTATTATTCATTAGTTCAAGCCCTTTGTATCATCATTTTCAACAGTTTCACAACCAAACATCATAGAGATCTCTGTGCTTGAATATCTGCGTTTGCTAGATCTTTTCCAACCATCTTGAGGATCATGCCAGTACCATTGTTTCTTTCCACGTGCCCATCTGAATTTCAATTCTTTCAAATAGTCTTTCACTGGTTTTGTATCTCCACTTACCCAGATCCAATTACCTTTGACTTCAATGTCAACAGGAAGGTGGGAAATTTTTTGAAGCATATCAACCACAGCCTGTTCTTTAGCATAGCTATAAGTGTATGACCATTTTGCTTCACTAGTAGCTTTCCAGCCATTTAAACTTTTCAAAGTTTCATGGTATTGATTATTAATCTCTTGCATCACAGCAGTGTCACCACCTTTGTCCGGATGATTTTTCATAGCTAGATCCCTGAAAGTCATCTTGACTTGAGCTGGTGTTTTCATGTTGGTAAAATAATTTGTCATCGTCATCTCCTTTGTTTCTTTGTTTCTTAACCTACTCAATAATAAGGGTGATGCCCTACACCATCCTAGTCTTTTTTAATTTTTTTTTCAAAATTTATTCCATTCTCTGACTCTGTCCGGATATATTTCACCAAAATTAGCCACAGCATCTTCCAGCCAAGTCATCTCTAATTGTAATTTTGGGATAACAAGTTTTGGAACATCTTCATCCTTACAAACAAAAAACACATCAGTTCTTCCACCCTCACCGCCTGCTCCGGCTCTGGTTACAATAGTCTCAAGATATTTCACACTAACAGCAAAATGATCTTTCATCCATTTCTCAAATTTTTTGTGCTCACCTTCTGCCTCATCCATCACTGTGCCTGGCCAAACTACAATCTGGGTATAGCCTTCGATGTCAACATTTTCTCCATTGCCTAGTGTGATAGTATTGGGAGAATCCTCAATAACAACAGTTGGCTCCGGCTCATCTTCATCTTCACAATAATCATCCATGGCTTCAATCAGCACTGGAATAGTCTCATCATGAGGATTATTACCATTTGCCCAATTAGATAAATGGCCTATGATATAAGCATCAGCAGATGATTCACAGCCTGTATCGTGTACTGCCTCTTCAATCTTTCCAATAGCATCATTAATTAATTCTGATGCTTCATTCAATAAATCTTTTCTTTCTTGCGTTTTCATTACTTTGTACTCCAAAATATAGTTGCTTGTTCCCAAATCTGATCAGCCATTTTTGAGGCTTCACCATAATTCAAATTGATAGATCCTAAATCACAATCATCCTCTGGATAATCTTTAATTGTAGGAGATGAGCCATATGTATCTTTCACCCATGCCCATGCCACTATAGTGTCGCCAATTCGATGCTCGAAAAATGCGATGTTCATTTGCTTGGTTGCCATCTTATTCTGTAACCAGATCACATATCCCTGCTCACGTCCATTTTCCCATCTAGCAATATTGACTTTAGCACTATATTCATTGAAATTATCACTCCATGAATTTTCAATATTCCTGCCCTGTAAAAATGCCAGTACAGCTTTGGCTTGATTTCCGGCTCCATCTTGTAAATAATTATTCATTTCCATTTAGTCAACCTGCTTCCATGAGTTATTTTCGTGACGGAAATTACATGTGTAACCATTAGATCCACAGTGGTGTTCATAGGTGTATCTGACTTCAATATAAATTGTAATCCCTTTAGGGTGTTCATACACGCCATATTTAACAGACATTTCCATATCTTTAAACATTGACTTGACACACTTCAATCCTGATACATCTATGGTTCGGTGTTCAATTAAATTTTTCCATTTACCATCAGTTGTAATATCCCCACCAGCTAATTTTGGGGCAAAAAATATTTCTTGGGCATGTAACTTTGCATTAATTAGGGTTGCAATTTCTTGGTTTGTAAGTTTCATTTTCATCTCCTTTGTTTCTTTGTTTGTTCTTAACCTACTCAATAATAAGGGTTGCAGATAACACAGTCCTAGTCTTTTTTAATTTTTTTTTCAAAAAAATTACGATAATGACCCATTTCTTAAATAATGGGCTATCATCTGCCCTTCAGTATATCCGTGTGCTTCACAATACTCATACCAGCTATATCTGACTTTGTTTTTCAGCATCTTTCCAATAATCCTCATCCGGCTATCTTGCTCTGCAGTAGATCCTTTCACGCACTCTGAACCATACACTCCTGCCATTCCTTTCACAGCATATGCGTGTTTTATCTCCCTTCCGCACTTACTACAGTTGAACCAATAGCCCTCGAAATTTGCCACTTTTATGATACTCATTTCATCTCCTTAATTCAAGTGGATTATAAAAAGTCCGCAACCGCAATTTTCCTTGGAGCAATTTTCTTCATCGATAATAGTTTCAATTGCATCCCATAAGTTAATAAAATTTAAATCTTGAGAATCACCAGTCATACAATCTATCAATTCACCATCAATGCCCATTCTAAATTCACTTGTATTATTTTCAAAATCAATATGGATGCCGTGATCTTTAGGGTTGATGGATATATTTTTTTCCATTCCAGCATCTAATAAAAATTTATTATTGTCATCTATAATGGTTTGTATTAAACCTGAAACTTCACTTATTATATTTTGAATTTTTAAATCTCTCATTTTCATCTCCTTTGGTTTTTTGTTTCCCCTTAACTACTCTTATATTAAGGAAGGCAGATAATACAGTCCTAGTCTTTTTTAATTTTTTTTTAAAAAAATAATCTAAAAATATTTATAAGATATATATGGAAAGTGCTATACACACATAGGTTTTGTCGAGGGAAATGGAAGGATCATGCTACACACCATATAAATATATATCAGCCATGTGTAATATCCACTCTATGGCATTTGAGTGGTCATTTGGCCATTCGTACTTTCTTCAGAGAATGTGGAAAAGTACCATGAAATTTGTTATCATTATCCCATTTTTCTAGCAGGTCATGGTATAAATAGGCCTTAACCTCATCAACTTTATACCATAAAATTTTATCAGTTCCATGGATGAAAACACAGATTTTTCCAACACCGCCAGCACCAATAATCTCTTTCAATCTATATATCTGCACTTTAGATATAGCAGTATCTAGCCTGATTATAGATCCTAATTTCACTGGTTTTACAACCTTACATTCCACACCTATGAATCTACCATTTGAGCATATTAGCAGATCTGGGATGCCTGATTCTTGGTATTGATTCCCATGGATTTTGAATGCTTTTGTGCGTGGATGTTTCTGATAATACCTTTTCAGGAGTCTAACAAATTCCGGTTCTTTCATGTCAATATTGTAATTTTTTTAACATCAATTTTCCTGAATGAAGGGATCTTGTTTCCATTGATTGCCACAACAGCACCCTTTCCATTCTCCAAGATATTAGATCTATACTTTGGCCATGTGAATCTATTTATGGATGCCATCATCAGGCCAGTATCATCTTCAATAGTCAATATGCAAAACTCTGTGAGATCTAATCTTTTTGTGTATGTGGTGTTCTTTTTACCGGCCTCAAATATATCTCTTAAATTGATAGCTATGATTTTTGCTACCATTTTGATTGGCCCACTGAGTTCATCTACATCCCTGATTAATTTACAATCATATTGTTTCATCAAATCTTTGTATCCATCACCTATAGGATACAGATCATCCCATGGAACAACATCGATCCTTTCCAGATTGCTGGCCACTTTATCAGCAGGCATGCTACTATTATCATTTGTTGAAAATAAATCTGCCTGCCCTGAATTAAATGTAGGAAGGCAATCCAGCACGGCGAGAATCTGCTGAATTTTCTTTGGCACTTTCTGGGTATATATATCTTTGTTTTGGAAAGGCCTCATATCTAGGATCTTGTTTGCCATTCTAGCCCCAATGCCTTTGACATTAGAGAATCCCCCAATGATTTTACCATCCTTAAGTGAAAATGTTTTCTGGCTGTCATTTATATTAAGCACATCATATTTACCACCATACTCAACCCACTCACGCAATACTTTTTTTATCTTACCATCATCACTCTCATGAGCCAGTACAGCAGTATAATATTCAGCTGGATAATAATACTTTAAATATAAACACCAATAACTCATGATGCCATAGGATACACTGTGTGATTTATTAAATGCCCACGATCCGAATGTGTTCATCATATTCCACAATGTGTCAGCAATATCCTCCTCCATGCCATTTTTCAAAGCACCCTTGATGAATCCTTCCTTGAGTTTCCCAAAATATTCATCCCCCATAGACTTACTCATCCCGATCCGTGCGGTCATAGTATCTGACCAAGACATGGCACCAATGTATTTCATTATCATCAGCACCTGCTCCTGATATACTATAACACCGTGAGTTTCTGAGGCAATTTCCTCAAGTAGTGGGTGGATATATACAGCTTTTTTTGCTGTCTTTCGTTTGAATCCTTTCTCATGTGCTCTGTAATCAAGATACATAGTTGTGCCACCACAATGTAATGCACCTGGTCTTGCCAGAGCAGAAATCTCTGATAAATTCCTGAATTCATCCGGCCTAGTTTGGTTGCTGACAATTTGTACTGCCTCACCTTCCCATTGAAATACACCAGAGAATCTTTGATCCATCAACACTTTATATGGCTTAGGATCATCCAATGGCACATTATATAACCACTCATAGTCCTTTCCTATTAATTCCAGACAATCTTCAAATATAGCCAGTAATTTCAAACCAAGTATATCAATCTTTAATAGATCTAATTTCTTGATGCCGTGCTTATCTACACACAACATCTCATCACCCTCTTTTGTCAAGCTAAAACTGCCAAATTTCGTCAGGTCTTTGCCTGACACAATCAGGCCACAAGCATGTACTGTAGATTGTCTGATTTGCCCTTCTAGGTTTTCACTAAATTTCAGCTGGGGATATTCATCAACAATCTTTTTAGCTTTATCAAACATTTCAATAGAGTCTTGAAGGCACATGCTCACACGTGCATCACCACTTGATCTCTCAATGATAAGGTTGCCAAGATCTTTAACATGCTGGTTAGGAATGTGGTATATTCTGCCAATATCCTGTAGGGCAACTTTTGGCTTAAAATATGACACTGCACCGATGGATGCTGTTTTGTCTCTGCCATACTTGTCTCGCATGTATTTGAATACTAGATGCCTTTTGTTATCAGGGAAATCAACATCAATATCAGGAAGATCCGGCCTTGTGATATCTATGAATCTTTCAAAAAATAGTCCGTGTTTAATCGGGTCAACCTCAGTGATTGAAAGACAATAGCACACCAGAGATCCTGCTGATGATCCTCTGGCAGATCCTACAAGCATCCTTTTCTTTGCCCATACACACATATCAGCTATAACAAGAAAATAATCAACAAATCCTTTTTCATTGATTATAGACAATTCCCTTTTCATTCGGGCTTTATATTCTTTGTTCAGTGGCAGGGATCTCCTTTTAAACCCAGCCCAACACTCATTCTTAAAATGTTTGAGTTTTGACTTTGTACCTTTGGGATATACAAATTTAATAGATGTACCTTTTTGGATGGTAACATTACATTTCTTGGCAATCTCATTGGTGCTCCTGATTGCTTCTCTCCATTTAGATCCTAGCTTATCACGACACCTTTTTTCCATCTCATCCCCACTCCAGATATACATATCATCATACATTACCATCCTATTGGGATTGTTCATTTTACTGTGGGTATTGATACACAGCTTAATTTCTTGCCATTTAGCATCCTCTTTTTTAGGATAATGAGAATCAAGAGTAGCAACCAATTTAGCCTTTGCCATCACAGCAAGATCCACTATTGTTCTAATTTTCTCCTGCTGTTCTTGCTGATAATATGGAGTGACTTCAACATACATATCATCTAGGAATTTGTCTTTTAAACACCGCACGAATTTCAAACATGTATCAAAATCTCTGTAGTGCTCACTGAGATAACCAGCACCGAGGCAACCTGTGGTCACAATCAGGCCTTCATGGTATTTAAATAAATGCTCTAAATCAATTCTAGGCTTTCTGTAAAATCCTTCAATGCCTGCAATTGATTGCAATTTATATAAATTTCTGAGGCCTGTATTATTTTTGGCTATAATAGTCATGTGATAAGTCATGCCTGATTTCACATGCAGGTCATCACACCAATAAAATTCACATCCCAGTAATGGTTTCATTTTATTTTTTACCATAGTGGTATAGAATTCTATATGCCCCCATGTATTGCCATGATCTGTAATAGAGCATGTATCTAGGCCTATCTCTTTGAGATGGTCACAGATCTGCTGTGGTGTGCCATATCCGTCTAAAAATGAATATGTAGTATGGACATGTATTGGCGTGTATTTCATTTTTTCTCCTTGATCAAATCTGACATACCTGATTTTTTTGATTTTCTGCAATGCCTGCCTGCAACAATTTGAGCCTGCAATATGTTGCAAATTCTGTTGTTT